ATTTCTCCGGCTGCAAGAATTGGGCCATTGCCACTATTGGTTGATATCCATTGGGCTGCAGTGCCTCGTCTCTGTTGCATTCTTGTTGCCATAATTTAATCCCCCTAGATTTTATTCTTTCTTTATTATAACATATGATTAATTAAAGTTATCTAACGGACTTCCGCCATCATAACTAGTTAACCACTCTACTGTATCGTAAAACCCTGCAATTTGTGCTGAAGAAAATACATCATCATATGCTCCTGCATCTTGAAAAATGGTAGTAATAAGTCCCGTTCCATCAATTGCAGTATCGTGAATATGTTGTCTCAAGTTTGCCGTATCATCAAAAGTAGCAATCATGATCCATTCAGCAGCATCTGTTGAATATATTGAAAGATGTTGCGTAACTGTATCAAAATATATTTGCCCATCTACTGGTGAAACTGGAGCAGTTGATTCGGTTGGAACAACGTTTGCATTTCCAGCAACCGTATCAACATACAACTTAGTTGCTGCGTGAGTATTTTGAGTTGGGGTAGCAACTGTAACAGTTCCTCCAAAAGTACCAGTTGTGGCTACATTTAAGCCATTCTTGACCTTGAAGTCTTTATCTGTTGTTGGCATTTACTACCCCCTACTTTTTTTGTTAAGCCTCGATGTATGTTTTGCTAACTTTAACAACTGTATCTGCTGCTGCGCCAGTTACTTGAAGAAGAACGTTTCCAGCACTGTAAACAGCGTTTGTTGTTCCTAGTTCAGCATTGCTAACTACATCAGCATACTCTGTTAAGTAAACGTTATTTGATCCATCAATGGTAACAAGTAATTCAATTACTTCAATATCAGTACCCTTTTTCATTTGTACGATATATTTAGCGCTTGAGTATGTTGTTGCTGACCATGTATCAATAGTTGTTGCAGTTGCAGCAGCAGTTCCTGTTGCAGATCCAATAAGAGCATCTGGAAGAGCAAGGCTTGTACCTGTTGCTGCTCCAATTTCTGGAGTAACAAGAGTTGGTGTATTAGCAAATACTAATGCGCCTGTTCCTGTCTCGTCTGAAATAACTCCTGCAAGTTCTGAAGATGATGTTGCAGCAAGTGCTGAGATCTTGCTTGCTGTAGTAATACCATTTGTAACTGTTGCAGCATTTCCAGTGTACTGTGTTGCTGACAGAACTTCAGTTCCATTAATCTTTAATACCTTGCCAGAAGCAAGATCCATGTGCTCAGAAGATGTCCATGCATCAGTTGCATCAATCCATGAGAAGGTTTTGTCTGTTGTACCCTTAAGTGTAAGACCACCACCGTCAGCGCCTGCATCTGTTGGAGTTGCTACTGAACCAAGTGTAAGGTTCTTGTCATCAACTGTGATTTCTGTTGAGTTAATTGTGGTTGTTGTACCGTTTACTGTTAAATCCCCTGACAAAACAAGAGATGTACCAGTTGCAGCACCAATGTTTGGTGTTACAAGTGTTGGGGTATTAGCAAAAACAAGTGCTCCAGTACCAGTTTCATCAGAGATGATTCCAGCAAGTTCTGAAGAAGATGTTGCTGCAAGTACGTTTAACTTATCTGTTGTTACAACAAGAGTCTTTGATGACGGGATAGTTGTACCGTTAACAGATGTAGCAGAAGCCACACCAAGATCTGGAGTTGTAAGAGTTGGGCTTGTAAGAGTCTTGTTTGTAAGAGTCTGTGTGTTTGTAGTACCAACTACTGCACCAGTTGCACCGTGTGCTGTTGTTGATCCTGTATGTGTTGTAAGATCTGCATCAGCAGCCTTTGCATTTAATTGAGTCTGAATTGCTGATGTCACACCATCTACATAGTTAAGTTCTGTTGTAGAAAGAGTTGCTCCATCAAGAATGTTAAGTTCTGTAGAACTTGCTGACATAACAACATCTTCGTTAATTTTTGGTGATGTTAATGTTTTGTTTGTAAGAGTTTGTGTGTTTGTTGTTCCAACTACCGCACCAGATGCGCCGTGTGCTGCTGTTAGGTCTGCGTGAGTTGTAACATCTGAAGTAAGTGCTACTGTACCAGTTGCGTTTGGAAGTGTAATTGTACGATCTGCGGTTGGATCTGTAACTGCAAGTGTAGTCTCATAGGCATCTGCTGTTGCACCTTCGAAAATAATACTTTCTGTAAATACACCAACTGCTGCTGGATCTGACCATTGAACGCCATATGTTGCACCTGACGCTGCTGTGAGGACCTGTCCGTTGGTTCCAACGCCAAGACGTGCTATTGCATCATTTGCACTACCAACAATTAAATCACCTTTAGCATCTACAGTTCCTGCGGTAATAACATTTTTACCATTAACAGTTGCTGTTTCTCCTTGAACAATTAAACCATTTTTTACTTTAAAATCTTTGTCTACTGTTGCCATTTTTTATCTCCTTTTTTATGCCTTTAATCCCGTACGTGAATAACGTACAGTGATTGGGGTTATACCGATTACTGGAGTAACCGTTAAGGATACTGTATTTCCAGCACGGGAGACGCTAATGGTGCCAATATTCCCATCATTGTCAATAAGGCCATACTCAGTGACAGATACATCTGCACTGTCAGCAAGAACAACCAGTTCTGTTGCGTAGTATTTATTTTCGCCACCAGAAGTTTTTTTAATAGAGACCGAATACTTAACAGATCTCCATTCTGTTGCATCAAAATTATCAATTACTGTAGCACTTTCAATGCCGTTGATTGTTGACTCATTGTTTCCTGCACTACCCAAATCTGTTGCTTGAGCGCTTGCTGTGTCAATAAAATCTTCAAAGTCCGTCTGTGAAGGACGATCTCCTGTTTGAAATCTTAACTTTAAGTTTGCTAGCGATAGACGGGCCATGTTTATATTATAACATAATTTTATTACAAGATATAGTTAGAAAAACCAATAATCTGCATACCAATTCCTGGGGGATTTAAAGGATTTATACCTTCAATACCTACATTAGTTATCTTTAATCTAAATGGAAGTATTGCATTTATTGATACCTTTTTAGAATAGTCAACTGTTTTTATACCCGAAGATTTAAAACCTTTTATTGGAGTTATTTTGGTTTTTGTTTTAACATCAGTTAAAGTTGTTTTTGAATAATTAACAGTTTTAATTTTAGAAGACTTAAAGTCTTTTACTGCAGTTACTTTTGTTTTTGCCTTAACGTCAGTTAGTGTTGCTTTAGCCATTTCTTATGACTGATCTGTAACTTCGCCAAGCATGATCATTTCTCCTTGACATACAGTCCAAACCCTTGTAGCATCTGTAAGTTGAACATCAAAAACATCACCAGTTCTTAGTTGTTTAGATTGAGCAGGGGTCAAAGAAACTAAAAACTCTCCATCGCCATCAGTTACTGATTGTACTGGTACTAACTCAAATATTAAGTCATCTCCAACGTTATCAGAGTACCGTCTAAAATCGACCTCAATATCCCAATCATCGACTACAATTGGATCTCCTGCATCATCTTGTACATATATTCTAAAAGAGGCGCTATCGCCAATTACAACCGTCCAGTTAACCAATGGTGGCTTATTTCCAATATTGTAGGTAGAAGGAGCCTTTACATCCATCTCTGATTCGTCTGGATTGCGGTATTTAGCCATAAAGAAATTATATCACATTAAGTCTTTAAGTTGACTCAATATCCAAATCCATGATATACTAGTGAGTAACACCATAACTTTATGGTGTTTTTGTTTCTAAGGAGGAACAGTCATGACAACTAATAAGATAGTGATTGGAATACTCGCAGCAGTAACTGGAATTGCTTTGTTCTCTAATTCTAGTGCTAATGCTGAAAATAACTTGAGTAGTACCGTGTCAAAAAGTGAAACCCAAACCGCTGAGGCGGTTTTTTCAGTTTCTAAGGAAGAAAATAATAAAACTAAGAAAAAGTACAAATATGGAACCCCTCTTGAAAAAGATGAACTAATTAAAATATTAAAGTCTGTAGGGTTTGAAGGCTATGCACTAAAAGTTGCTTGGGCAACAGTAATGAAAGAATCTATGGGTACTCCTAACTCTTGGAATCCAAATAGAAACACTGGAGATAATTCTTATGGCCTATTTCAAATCAATATGCTAGGATCAATGGGTCAAGATCGACGGGATAAGTTTAACCTAAAGTCTAACGAAGACTTATTTGATCCAGTTAGAAATGCAGAAATCGCTTACCATATGAGTGATGGTGGTAAAGACTGGTCTGCTTGGAAGGGTATTACTTGGAAGACTAAAGAGTGGTTAGCAAGATATCCTGATTAATCTTCTTTAAAAGAAACTCTAACCTGTCCCCATTTTCCTAAAGGACATTCTGCATTTGGCAGTTTAGTTTTTTGATTCATTAAACAACCACATTTTTTACATTGGCTTGTTAGGTGTATTAGTTCTGGACATGTTTTACATATGTTAAAACGCTCTGTAGCAATTTCTGCTTCTACCCTGCCAATATTTTTATTAAATAAATCCCAAGGTCTTGCTTTTTTTTCTGACATTAGAATTATTCTGGATTTGTAAATTCAGAGGTTAATGGATTATAGATTGAACCAATACGTGGTGCATTAACTGTATTTTTTTTATCTGTAATGTCTACAATAATTGGATCACTTAAAACTATCGCAGCAAACTTATCTACTGCTGCAATTATTTCTACAACTTCATTATCTATAATAAATGCTATTAATGTTGGTGCAATAGTATCAATTGATGTTTCTGACATATTTATCTCCTTTTAGTATAGTATACAGTATTAATTTTTATTGTGCAGCAAAATTATCCAATAAAGATCCGGCATTTGTAGTTGATGGAGTTTTTACTATTCCAACACTTGTTCCTTTAGTTGGTGATGTAGCAGTATAAACAAGGTCTGATCCTAACTGTGAAGATAGTCCAGCACTTGAGTACGCCTTTGCTGTTATTACATCTCCAGATGTTGAAACAAGAATAGATGAAGCGGTTGTATAACTAGAAGAGTTACTTTGAGTTGCTATTGTTGATGATGTTGGAGTAGTAATTGTTCCAGAAACATCTGAATAAATTGAAAGAGTTGTTGCTGTACAGGTTTGACAATTACAACTATATGTGCCTGCATAAGATGCACAAGTGGTTACAGCACACCCACATCCTTCTTGTGCTGCTGCTGGATTTGGCAATTGTTCGTAAGTTAAACAAGATCCTGGCGTGTATGTACCATTTCCTACAAAACCTTCTGTATAGTTATCATAACAAGGACAAGGGGCTGTTGTGCCACTTGATGATCCTGCAGGGCAACTACAAGAACCTGCTGAATATGAAGTGCAACTACCATTATAGGTTCCAATTGAACATGTATTATATTGAGAACAGTATGTTGAATTACACTCACCACCACATGTTTGACAATTACAACTTGATGTTGAATAGCCAACAGAACTTGCCCACCAATTATTATTATCAGTTACCCAAAAAGCAACTCCTGGGCCACCATTTGTAATATCAGCAGAAACTGTTACATCTTGAAGTCCTAAGTTTATTGATGCTAATGGATAAGCACTTCCTGCATCTGAAGATGTTGCTTTATTTGTAGATATTGTCCATGTGCCTCTTGTTGCTGACCATGTCTGTCCTGTGTCTGTTGATCCTATAGATCCATCTGATCTATTAAAAGAATCAGTTATTTTACTTAATATTGATGTGATAATTCCAAGTATATTTAGCATGGAATATCCTTAAGCCGTCAGATCGCCTAGAAGAACCCAACTATTTGTACCTGTTTTAATAAGTGTTGCTGCTGAGTATTGGCCAGAAAGTTTTCTATTGTTATTCTTGCTATTTAATGTAACGCTTCCACTTACTGGTGCAATTGATGTTTGAACAGAACCTATTTGTAGAATGTCAACCCTTGCTCCCGCTGGAAATGTGGTTTCTAGTGGAATTGTAATAATTGAAGTTGATGATGATACGTTCATAATAATAATTTTGCCAGCATCTGCTGGATCTAATGTATAGTTTGCTGTCTTAGTTGATGAATCAACTGTTTGTTTTAATGTTGAGACTGCATCGTATGTTGTTTTTACAGCAGTTGGAGTTGCTGCTTTAACTGACGAAGTTTCTGATGTAGAATCACTTAACTGAACAACTCCTACAACAGATGTTGTTGCTGCAGTTGATGCTTTGTCATACGCTGCTTTTACTGCAGTTGGTGTTGCTGCTTTAATTGAAGAGGTTTCTGATGTAGAGTCTGATAATTGAACAATTCCCACAACAGATGTTGTTGCTGCTTGTGGTGGTGCAATCCATTTAAGTCCACTTGTTTCGGCTGTGTCTGTTGAAAGAATATATCCAGCAGATCCGGCAGTAAGTTTAACTACTGTATCAGCAGCACTTCCTACAATTAAATCACCTTTATCGTCTATAATTGTTTTTGATACAACAGTTCCATCTGCAGTTACTAGATCGGCAATATCTGATTGAATTTCTTTTAAATAATATGCAATACCTGCAGTTGCATCTGCGCCAGGAGCAAGGACTCCACTTTGTCCATAATGATAATTTCTTAATGCAACTTGAATATCTGCAGGATCAGTTAATTCCGGCATTTTTGCAAGGGGATAAGGATGATTTCCAGTTGATCCAATAGAGGTAGCAGCCATACAAACATTATAACATATTAATAAAAACTATTGAGTTATTGTAATGGCGCTATTTACTTCAATTACTTCTATTTCTTGATCAATTCCCGTTAAATTTGGAGCGGTATTGAGAACAAGATTTAGATCTGATTGATAAACAGTTATATAATCTTCTTCATAGATAAAAACTTCAGGCAAGATGATTGCCCAATGTGCCAGTTACGTCATCAGTTACTGTAATCGCTCCAGTTAAAAGCGTATATCTTAAGGAAGCACCATTATAAATCTCAACATCATAATAATACGTTGATCCTCCTACTAAAACAGTTCTAGCACCTGGTTTAATTGTGCAGGTAATAATGTCTGTTCCTCCATCTGTTGTTGCAGAAAGCATACTGTCATTTGCAGTGTTACTAATTTTAGTTGTTGGATTATCTCCTCTGCTTGTAGAAATTGTAAAAACTGTTGTTGCAGGCGCTGAGGCATAAGCGGCTAAGTCAAATGTTGCTCCAGTAGAAGTTTTCGGGGTAATTTTAAAAACAAATGTGTCTCCACGATAATAGTCAAAGTCATATGTTCCAGGAAATGCCATGATCTTATTATACCACTAAGAAATGTGGACTAAGATAGATTTGACTTTTACATCCCCGTCAAAATCTGCTCTAATTTGTGGGTTAATTCCATATTTTCTAATTCTGTCATTTACTATGTACAGGGTTTGGGTAACTGAAAAATCATAAAGATATTTATATTTTAGGTTTGCTACAAACTGTGTTGAATTTAAAGTTGCTTTTTCAGAAAAGGCTCTTATCCAAACTTCAGTATTATTTCCATATGTTTCTAGTTCAAAACAATAAGTTATTTCAACTCTAGTGCCTATATCTAATCCTTTAAAGTTTAATTGTTGATTTGCTGCACTCCATAGACTTACATTTCCTTTTGGCAAATATTCTTCGTTTGTCCCCTCAGATTTTGCATCATTTAATAAATTTACCCATCCTTCATCTCCGCTAGATAGTCCTACACGAATTTGTGACTGATCTAAATTTTCATAATATGCCCAACCAGACTTTCTATTTTGAGAAACTATTCCGTTGCTTGCAACAATTGATGATTCTCCTGGTTCTCCCTTTTGTCCTCTTTCACCTCGCGGTCCAGGATCCCCTTTATCGCCTTTTGGTCCTATCTCTCCCTGTCTACCAGCAATTCCTTGTGGTCCTGGTGGCCCTACAAGTATTCTGTAGTCTATATCGGGCACTGAGGGATT